CATTTTGTTCTGTCATAAATAAAAAATCTCCTTACTGATGATAGTCTCAGTATAGAAGATCCGGGGTAGCTAGAGCTAGACGTACTGTTATTGACTGCTTACAATAATGCACAAATTCAATTGAAAATAAAAATTATTTAAACATAAAACTCCTGTAACCCTTAATACACAAGAGTTACAGGAGTTAAGTTTAGCTTAGCTGATACTTCGCATTCCTGCTTAAATATGCCTCCGGTGGGCAAAACTCTTCCTATTATATTAGGCTTTAACTGGTCTTTGTGTGATTTTTGTGTGTTCGTAAAAAAAGCCCTAGTGACTATCGCAAATTATGCAATAACCACTAGGGCTAATTAAATTTTTACCTATTTAAACGTACCGAACGGCTGGTTATTATTTGCATCACGGCAAACAAGATAACCGTACTGAGCGTTTGGTCGTGGCTGACGAAGCCATACATAGCCATCGTGGCGAGACCAAGCGTCATACTTAACTTCACTATTAGCTGGTAAGGTAGCGATTAAGGCACTGTTAGTCTTAGCACCCCACCGCAAGTTAATTGCAGCGCCAGTAATAAATGTCCCGTTTTCAGCAAACCAACGATCACCAAGATCATCAACCCAATGGTTAGTTGGAAGTTCAGTGGTGATTGCTGGCTTTTCTTGTTCAATTGTTTTGTTTGGCTCTGGGGCTGGTGCTTCGCTTGGATTAAATAGGTTGATTGCATTATCGGTTAATGTGATAGAGCCATCAACATTGTAGCCAAGCAAATTATCGGTATGTTGCCACATATCAATATAGTTAGCTGACGGGAAGTAATTAAAGTCTGGGTTCTTCCCTGCTGGCGTTCCATTGCGATATACATATGCAGCTAACCAGAACATATCCATATGGTGATGGATTGACTCTAAGTCAAAGTTAGGCAACAGATACTTATACGTATAGAAACCAGTGTGATAACCGGCGTTGCGTAAGGTATTTAAGAACACATTTACTGATGATGTTGGCATGTTAGAAATTTCAGCATCAAGAATCATTAATGCACCGGGTTGCACATTTGCCTGTGCCTTAGAATTGGCGATAAAGTAGTTGGCTTCTGCTACCGCTTGTGCATCATTATGGAAACGGCCAAAGTGATAGAAAGCATAACCCCTAATTCCACCACCTGCGCTTCGATCAATCAGCGACCGGATGTAAGGATTAACATAGTTCGTGCTTTCTGTTGTCTTAACAATTGCATAGTCAGCACCGATGTTTTTGTAATCATTAACTGTTAAGTGACTCTGAAAACTAGCTAAATCAATTACTGTCTTTCGTTCTGTCATTACTTTTTACCTCCTTTATATTTACCAAGAAAGTTGTACTTAGATGGATCATAATCTTCTTGATCTTTTGCTAACTTTGCTTCAAAGAAATCCATGATTGGTTTAGGTAACCACCACCCCATCTCTGTCCAATTTTCAACAATTGAAATCAAATATTGATAAATCCAAGCAATTAAAAAAGTGGTAGCCATTGTGCTTGCTCCGATCGTATAAAGATATGGATAAGCAATTACTACCACTAAATAAATTATTGTATGTTTGATTAGGCCTGGAATCCCCACAGAACTATTAGTTTTTCGTACCGTTTTCTTTGCGTAATATGGTTTTACCATACCGGTAATTAAATCCACAATCATAACAATGGTGAATGCCCACATCAACTTATCATCAATTAGCGCTTGCATTTGATGAAGCATAAATAAATGGTATGGCACAACTATCCCCTCACTTCTTATGCTTTGTCAGCTGTTGTTTCTTCGATTTCACTGAATGCTTCATCTTCTTGACTGCGGATATATGTCCGAAATTCATCAGAGTCCGCTCGTACCTGTTTTAAGTTTTTGCGGTAAAGTTCTTGGTTATAAATGTAAGTATTAGTTGTAGTTTGTGCATTCAAATCTGTTGCAATTTGAGCATTAAAACGAGCAACCTCAGTTCCGTTAATTGTTGAGTGTCCTACCAATGTGATGTTCTTTTCTTTGGTTAAAGCCATAATTATTTACCACCTTTCTTACTCTTTAAGGATTCATTTTCTTGTTTTAATTGCTGATTTTGTTGTTGAAGCGTTTCAACCTGTGTTTCTAGAATCGAATTGTTATATTCTTGCAAAGCCAATTTATTAAGTAATTTCTGTGCTACTTGATTCATATCTGTATTATTGTTCATTTAATTTTTCCTCCAATTCTTGAACTTTCTTTTTTAATTTTCTAATTACAGGGATAAGCGCTGGAGCTATTCGTTCATATTGAATACCTTCTATTTCGTGAGTTTGTGGGTTACGGCTGACGAAGAGATCTAAGCCTGCATCCGCTAGGTCTTCGGCAATCATTCCAAAGTATTTATTCGGTTTGATGTGCCTTTTACCTTCCTGATAACGTTCTTTTTGTCCCTTATCAATCCAGGTTGCTGTCGGTAACTCTAATAAACGATCACCGAAATTAGTTGAATAATCACGATGAATTTCAGTCTTGTACTTTGATGCAGAAGTAGAACGAACTAATGCACCATCAGAAGCAACGACAAGGTTTGGAGCACCACCAGTAGTATGCCGCCAAGCTGTCGGAACATGAAGATATTCTCCGTCAATTACAATTCGATTTCCCCACCAATTATTATTGGGTCCATCTACGCCCACAGAAATAAACGGAGAACCGGTTGCAAAAACCCCTCCATCGTTAGGGTCCATAATGTTTTGCTTTATGCTCATTTGGTTACCACCTTTAATGAACACACCTCGTTCTGCACCGCCTAAGATTGTCGGCATCCAATCGTTAATTCCTTTTCCTGTAAATAAACCAGAAAAAGTAGCCGTCCCCATTGGACTAGATGTAAAACCTGTTGCTCCTTGTGCATTGGCTTCATTAGCAACAATCACACTATCACGACCAATTAAACTAGCTCCGGCCCAAGCATCACCAGCACCACCACCATTAAAAAGGCGGAAGTACCAATTACCATTAGTGTCAAAAAGATTAGGCTGAGTTAATTGAAGTTCCCCATCTTTTAATAATGCTCGTGTGGTGTAATTAGCAGTAGAAATATAGTTTTGATCAAGGTTAATATCCACTGTATTACTAAAATTATGAATACGACCTTGCTGGAACTCAACATTTCCAGTATTCAAATCAATTTTCAAATTTTGTCCGTTAATTGTCCCAGTCGTAATATTATTTGCATTCAGGTTGATGACATTGATCCGACCGGCATCTAGTGTTCCAGCAGTAATCTTGTCAGCCGAAATGTTAGTTATAGCCGCATCGGGGATAAATGCTTTACCAGAAAAAATAGTTGAACTGGCGTCCATGTAGATTTTGTCATTTTGGATTAAAGTCGTGCCGGCTGACATGTTGATTTGAGCCATAATATTTCCGCCAGTTACGGTTCGTTGCCATGCCGACCACGAGCCATTAAAAGTTCGTGTATAGCTTAAATTGGGATCATTATCAGCAGAAATAGTTTGATGTAATCTATCGCCACTTCCTTCTACTCTAACCACTAACCAATTGCCAATAGGAGAATTAGTGTTGTTAGTAGCCTTAATGACGTAGTTTCCTTCAAGCGTAAGATTATTTAAATCTTGAACTGACGTAAGGACTTTTGTAACGACATTAGGATTCATATAAATATCATATGGACTAGTTGTCCAAGGTGTTTCTTTATATCCCTTTTCAAGCTTATAAGAACCAACATGAATTGTTGCAGTGTTTGAATTTGTTTCAACTCGTACCGCACTAGTTCCTGGTGTTGTGACAGTAAAGGTATAAACCTTCTTTATCCATTTATCTTTTGCCGTTTCTAGCGAGCTTGAACTGTTTTCAGTTATTTTCAAGGTTTTATCATTGTTAGGAATAACATAAACCCATGCACCTGTACTGCTATCACTGCCTTCAAAATAGTAATAAACGCTAAATGTATAAGTTCCAACATCTAGCCAGCATCGCTGTGCTGCACCGCCCCATGCTCCTTTTCGTTTAATTGCATAATTTCCATTAGGGTCAACCCAGCCATCTTTATACCAATTATTCAATTGATCCCAATCACCGGAAAAATCTCTAGTGCCACGCAGGAGATTAACCCCGTCAGTCTGCTGAATCTTATTCAGAGACACATTGAAGCTGTTAGCCTGCTGAGTGATCTGTGTCTGCAAGCCGTTTGTTTTGTCAGACACTTCTTGACGAATGTTTTTAGCTGTCTGGCTAATTTGTGATTGAAGATCATTATGATTACTTGAAACTGTCGATTGAAGGCCTTGTACTGTTCGGTTCAACTCACTATATTCCGAATAACTAGCGGATCTTTGCCACTGAGTCCATGAATCACCAAATTTAGTTCGTACATACCTTAATGTTGGATCACTATCAGCCTGCCAAGTTTGTACAATTCGACCATCATTAACCCGCTCTACTTTTAGGTAGCACCAATTAATTCCAGGTACGTTAGTATTAGCCGTCGACTTAATGAAATAATTCCCAGTATTCGTATAATCGTTTGCATTAATTGCATTGTTGATTACTTGGAAATTAGTTAAATTTTCTAAACTTCCCACTCGCCCAATTACACTATTAAGGCTATCAGCAGTAGATGTTGTCTTATTGTCAATGCCCTTTATCTTGTCAGTTAGTTCGGTACGGATACTAGAGGAACTTTGACTAATTTGTGATTGTAGGCTTCCGTAATTACTACCAACAGTGGAACGCAATCCCTCTAATGATTGAGATAATTCCGAAAAAGCTGATTGAGTTGCTAAATCGGCGGGATTAGGCGAGTAAGGTGTAGCAACGGAACCATACTCCAGTTTTAGATTAGATATATCTATTTTCCCGCCTATTACATAAAGACTGAAATTAATAGAAGTACCAGTCCATTTCCAACCTTCTATCTTATAACTCTGTGAATTTTTGCCAGTTACGGTAATCCATTTGGGTGCATCATATGGGCCAGCTTTGATGCTAACATTTTCACTATCACAATCGGCACTAATTTTTGCATTGAATGAAAGTGAAAATGTTTTTCCAGCAGGATTATCAGCAAGCCCTTGGTACATTCTCGAATTACCATTATTCGTATCAGATAATGTAAGGACACCCTTTGCATAACTGTGATCAATATTATCCCACGCCCAATTATGGTCAAAATTCTGGGTACTTAGTAGTAGATTAACTCCACCGCCATTAAACATAGGAACAGTTGTTTGTTGCACTTTTTGAAGAAAGCCATCAGCTGTTTGTAGAAAGCCACTATTAGTTAATACATTCTTCAAGCCAGTCCAATTAGAATCACTTTTAATAGCGTTAACAGCATCGTTTTTAGCGATGTTGGTTTTAGTATTGGTCTCAGATTTAGTGTAGTAACTGCTAAACTGTTGACTGTTTGCCGTTATCCGTGCAGAAAGTTGTGTGATGTCATTAGCAACGTCTTCTGGAGCGGGGCGATAATCGGTAGCGACTGTGCCAACTTCAAGCTGGGGGTGATGGTAAGTTGTGGTAAAATCTTTACCTTGCAGCGTCCCCATTGGTCCCGCATACAGCCAAATATCATAAGGAATAGCATCATTAGGAGTTGTAAAAGTAAAGCTACGACGTTTGCCATCAGCGTTTAAATACCAATGAGCTGCTTCTTTATTGATAAATTTACCATCTAAGCTTTCCTTAAAGATCCTTACAGAAGCTTGCTCTACACCATTTGTATTCGTTGCCGAAACCGAAAAGGTATACGTCTCACCAGGTGTTAGGTTCCAATAAATTGCTTTATTGTCCCACGCAGGATATGGGTCAGTTGTCTTTGACTCAATAACAATATCAGTCCCACTATTAGGAATTAGATTCCGACCACCAACTTTCAAATTATTCATTCGATCGGTGACGCTATCAATGTTCAGCTGCAATCCGTTGGCCGTCGCCTGAACATCCACAGTTTTAGCGTAACCACTTAAATCACTAGCAGTTAACCGAGCGTTCAAAGCTTGATTAGTTAGATTAACAAAGTTCGTGTAGGTAGTATTATCGACTTTACCGGCCAACATCGTTTGTAGGTTCTGTGCATCAAGCTTTAACTGTGCAATATCACCGTTAGCTGTCCCAATAGTGGTTTGTAGACCTTTTACGTCAACTTTGGTGGAATTAACATCTCCTGCCAAATTGGCGTAATTGACATTTAATCCCTTAACTGTGTTAGTTACATCAGCAATATCTTTGCCTTGTTGTTGTGCCTGCTTGGTTAAATCAGCAATTGAATTTTGAGCGGAGATATACTTTTGCAGTGCATTAGACGCATCAGTCATTACCTTATTTAAGTTAGGAACAACATTGTTATCATACTGGCCTTGCAGATTGGTTACCGAATCGTTTAGCTTTTGTAAGCTTTCATCGGCAACTTTTTTATTATCCTCAATCGATTTGTTGAGGTTCTCAACATCGACATCGGCTTTTTGCTTATTGTTGATAATATCTGCTTTGGCTTGGTTGAGTCCATCTTGGGCTTCCTTGACTTGGTTCTCCACTACATGTAAATCACGGGTTGACTGGATAAATACCCAACCTCCATTGTGATACTGATACATATCAGTTTCGCCATTGCCAAGATCTTTATACCAAATATCTCCTTCAATTGGTGCTAATGGCTGAACAGAAGAATAGTAATTATTGTTTTTTCCGTTAGCAGCAATAGCAGCATGACCGGCAGTCTCTCTGGCCTCGTTAGCAATTCCATCAACTTTAATAATTGAGTTAGTAATACTGTGACTACTAAAATCGTCACCCAATTCAATCTGATTATTATTCTCGTTTAGCAAGTCGTGTTTAACTTTATAAACGCGGGTAAAATACTCTATTTTCAAATCGTGGCGAATTATCGCAACAGTATCTCCTAAACCAAGCTTACCAACATCAGTAACACTGGCCTTGAAACTAACCTTAGGACGTTTGAGTGATTGAAGGGCTTTCCAGGTGGCATTGATTAACTCAATCGGATCTTCAATATCTTCAAAAACAGTTAAGCCAATCCGAGGATTACCATCACTAAAGCCATAAAGTGCTGTTGCTTCTGGATCAACCAAATACTCCTGGCCTGCTGGCTTGTCGACCGGATGACCATCCTTTTTAGTCCAAACTACATCGGCAAAAGTAATTCGCCGTCCGTATCCATCAGGAGTATCATCGTGACCTTCTGAAACTAACTCACCTTTACCACGACCAACTAGTGCCGTGATTAATTCTTGGCTATTCTGTTCTTGTTGTACTGTCAGCAAATTAGAGCCATATTCAAAGCGTTTACCCGTTCGCTGTCCTTGTTCTGTATAGACGTTGACCTGGCGACGGGTAATTTTATTACTCTTGGGATCAATCGTAACCTCAAAAGTTAGTTCAATATTAAAAAGCCCCACAATTTTCTGTAGAGCTTCAAGATAAGTAATATAGTAAAAATTTGTTGATTGGTGGCTAGTCTCTGGAACATTGCCTAGTGTCCAACGTGTTGATTCAAGAACCATCTTTAGCATTTCTTCGGCAGTTCGGTCATTCGGGCGAATATCTTTAATATAACCATATTGTTTTAATTCATCGTACGCTTCTTCTATCCCTTGGTACTCAATTCGATCGTTTTGCACCCGTTCACTAAGAAGCTTAAACAATAAATATTTTTGCTTACTGCGTGGTGTTGGAATTGCAACATAGTAAATGTTATCCGCAATACGGCGGTCCTTTAAGGGTATGGAGAAATTGATCTGATTAGCTGCATTAATTTCTTCCGTCATTTCAGCTTCAATGAAATCATTATCCTTGAGCCAACGTCTGACACGTTGTTTTTTATCTAATAGATACATTCTCATAATTTCTTCACCCTATACCTAATTTCATATTTTCCGTTTGTCGAAAAACGAATCGTATCACCGTCCTTGATATAAAAATCGCCAATGTTACTATCCAAAGTGACATTCATTAGTGCCGAAACTTCATTAATAACAACATCAAGCGCATTAAAATCAATCAACACCTTGGCATTAGCAGTAATTCCTTGGTTGATTTCAATCTTCTTATCACCGTTTGAAACAGTCAAAGAACCGATGTCAGCACTAGGATTAAAAATAATCGTTTCTGGAGTTTGACCATAATTTATTCCTATATTTGGAAATTGGAAACTGTTGCCGGTTCCTGAAACGATTTGGTCATTACTATAAGCAAACGGATCACTACATTCGATTGTTATCGTACCAACATCGTTTAAAATATCATTTTCCATTTTAATTTCAGTCACTGTTCCGGTATAAACAGCTTCTGGATAATCAGCAAAATATAACTGCTGATGTGGTTTCGATAAAATGATATTTAGCTGCTCCATCTGTCTGTTATATTCAGCGATGGATTCTGTCTTAATCAAAAACTTAACTTCGATAACTCGTCGTTCTAGTTTTGATGATAAATACATATTCCCATCACCAGTTAAATCTACATCATTAATCTTCCGGGAAAACGTATGTCGACCACTCACGACTAAAGTAGTATAGCCAATAATTTCATCATCTAACCAGTGACCACCGTAATTAATTGCTTCCACCGGGCGAGTGGGACTATTAATTGATGGATTAATATCCAGGTTGGTAAAACCATACATAACCATTACCTCCTAAAATCTATACTTATTTAATGAAGTTTGCGCACCTTGTTCACGGCTAATATCATCAACAAATGCCCGATACTCTATTCCGCCCAGTGAAAGGTTAATATAGGCTGGTTGTTGATTAACATTAATTTGATGATCGACTATACCACCAATGTTATTACTGATATTGCCGTGACTAAGCACACCGTTAATTGAATTACCAATATCAACAGATGGCATTGCGTGAGAAGCAAGACTATTAGCTGCCTTATCAATCAAATTGGTGTTATCGTTCATACCTTTAGCGAATCCAGCTACAACATAGTACCCAACCTGGTCTCGCATAACACGTGATGGCGAATGAATTCCTAAAGCTGACTTAGCAGCATTCATTGCGGCACGAGCCATGTTTGCAGCGGCATTAGCAGCAGCTCCAATAGCCCCTCGAATACCATTGACAAATCCCATAACGAAATTGCGACCTGCAGAAACCATTCCGCTTGCTGCTGATCGAACAACGTTAACAGCACCATGAATACCGCTGGAGGTCACAGAACGAGCTGCATTCCATCCAGAACTAAATACAGAACGAACAGTACTCATCATGCTTGATACAACTGAACGAATTCCACTCATACCGCTTGATACAACTGATTTAATTCCATTCCAAACCGAAGAAGAAATACTCTTAATCCCATTCCAAGAAGAACTCCACATCGATTTAATTCCACTAAGAATGCTATTAATTACTGACTTAACCGCGTTAAAGATCGTTGTAACGATCGTTTTAATACCATTCCAAACAGTCTGAACAACACCCTTGATTTCGTTCCAAGCACCGGACCAGTCTCCTTTGATTGCTGCAGTAACAGCCCGGATAATTCCGGCCACTGCATTAATAGCAGTAGAAACAATTGTTGAGATAACTGTCCATACAGTTTGAACCACAGTCTTAATCACGTCCCAAGCGGTTGACCAGATAGTTTGAACATTCTGCATGGTTGTTTGGATGATTTGCGAGATAACTTGAATTGCGGTCTGAACTACAGTCTTAATATTGTCCCAAACTGTTTGAATTACGGTTACTAATGTTTGCCAAATTGCTTGAGCTACTGTGACTATTCCTTGCCATAACTGACTAAAGAATGGTTGTAAGGTCTGCCAAGTAGCCTTAATTGTTTCAATAATCGGTGTAAAGATAGTGACAAGTGTGTTCCAAATACCTTGAGCAACGGTCACAATACCCTGCCATAGCGTACTAAAGAATTCACTAAGAGCACTCCATAAACTCTTAATAGATTCAATAATCGGAGTCATTCCTTGAACAAAGCTATTCCAAACATCTTGAGCGGTAGTAACTATTCCCTGCCACAAAGTACCGAAGAATTCTTTTATTCCATTCCAAATACTCTTAATAGTTTCGATAATCGGCGCAAAGAACTGTGCAAAGCCATTCCACAATGACTTAGCTGTATCAACGATGGTTTGCCATAATTGACCAAACCAACTCGTAAGACCGTTCCATAAACCTTTTATCGTTTCAACTGGATGTGTAACCGCTTGTCCAATAGCATTCCAAACAGTTACAGCTAGTTCTTTTAAACCTGTCCACGCTTGCTTTAACCAATTTACAAAATTAGCCCAAATTTGTTGGCCCATTTTTGTTTTTGTAAAGAAAATGGCTAATGCAGCTACAACAGCAGTAATTGCAATAACTAAAAGCCCTAATGGATTAGCATCTGCTGCCGCATTAAATAGCCATTGTGCTGCAGTGGCAATTTTAAGCCCGGCTGATAAAGCTACTGCAGCAGTTCTTGCTATCAATGATTCCTTGCCTAAAGCTTTCAAAGCAGCAATTGCAGTTGTCATATTTGACGCTTGTTTAAGAACAAGAAAGGTTTTTCCTAAATTCCCAATCGTACCAATTACACTACCGCCAAGACCAATTATCTTGCCAAGATTAGTAGTAAATGCTCCAACTGCTGTTACTGCTGGGCCAATTACTGGAGATAATCCAATGAAACTCTTGATCACTTGTGCAGTACTACTGTTGGAAGTCGTTGCCCATTCAAGGGTTTGGTTAATCATGTCTAATAAAGCACTATTGACTCCACCTTTAGCCGCCATTGCTTTATTTCGAAGTGCTTCCCAATTACCGCCGACCTGTTCAATTTTTGATCCGATATTTTGTTGCATTTCATTAGCTTGATTAGCTAAAAATTTTGTAGCAGCTGCAGTTGAATGTGCCGCTTTATCTTGTTCTTCGGCATAAGCGGACCAACTCGTTTTAGCATCACCAGTAGTGTCTTTAACAGATTCTAGTAACGGAATAATTGCTTTCATTCCAGAAGCACCAAACATCGCTTTCAATGCAGCCGTTTTTTGTGCTTCACCCATCCCGTCTGTCTTATCGGCAATTTCTTGAAGAATTTGTGGAAATGGTTTCATCTTTCCGGCACTATCAACAAAAGATAACCCTAAGTCATCCATTTGCTTCTTAGCAATAGAGGAAGGCGCCAACATCTGAGTAATAGCATGGTTAAGGTCATCTGAAGCTTGTGCAGCCGAGAAACCACGATTAGTAAGCAATCCAATTGCTTCGGCTGTTGTACCCATATCCATACCAGCCATCTTAGCAGTAGAACCAATTGTTGCTAATGCTTGTTGCATATCTTCAATTGATGCATTTGAGGCATTCGCTGTTTGAACTAAAATAGCAGCAGCCTGTTGAGGAGATTTTAAACTGTCTCCCCAAATATTCATGGCTTGTTGGACTACACCGGCAGTTGCTTGTAAATCAGAGCCAGCTGCAGTTGAAGCTTGAGCAATTGCCGGGAATTGTTTTTTAATATCGTCAAGAGAAGCACCGTTTCGAGCCATTTCTACCATTGCATCTGCTGCATCTTGAGCACTTATTGGAAGAACTGCACCCATACGGTTAGCAACATCTGATAAACCGTCAATGTCTTTAGCAGTACCTCCAGCAATAACAGCGGCCTGATTTAGTGAAGCTTGAAAGTCACCAAAGCTTTTTACCGACTTCATCCCCATTGCAGTTGTAGCTGCTCCGGCTACCGTCATAGCTTTACCAACGCCATTCATTCTTGAATCAACCATTTTTCCAAACGATTGGGTTGCCTGACCAGCTTTTGCTAATGTTGAACTAAAGGATTGATCAACTGCAGATAGAATTGCTCTAACACTATAACTATCAGCCATTGTTCATCCCCCTTTCTTTAAGTGGGACGATTTTTCCAGCTGCTTTTAGTTTCTTAAATTCTTCCAGTCGACGATTAAAAATTTGTGCTCGGTCAATCGCTTTAGTAGCACTAGCTCGTGGACTATAATCAGCTTCAAAACTTGAACGAATTTGATCAATCAGTTTTTGAGAATCAAAAAAGTCTTTAAATTCACTAAAGACAGGTTTAGGATGCTTTGCATTTCCTTTAGTTGCCTGAACGCTTTGAATCCACCAAGCAAGAGTCGCAATATTTTCCTGCTCTCTAACCTGATGAATCTTATATGCTTCAAGTCGCAATTGATACTCTCTTAAAGTCATTCGTTCAATATCTTCAATATTAGAAAAGCCTAGAAGAGCTAGGCCATTTAGCAGTATTTCGTGATACTGCTGTTCACTTGTCTGCGGCTCTTCTAGGGCTTCATGTTTTTTGCTGCTACCTTAACAGCATTTGAGTCATTAATTTCCTTTTGAACTTCATCAAATACCTTTTCTAAGTTTTCACAATTATCAATGAAGTCATCGATTGTATTCTGCGTCGGGCGTGGCTTTACTCCATAAGCGGCAGAGTAAATTACATCACTTAAAACTGCTGGATCATAAGCTTGTAAAGCAGGCAAAGACTTAGTTAATCCAAAGCCAAAAGATTGGCCATTAACTGACATCCCCGCAACCTTATCAAGTTCACGAACAAAACGCACACCAAAGTTTAATTGAACTGTCTTATCATTTAACTTAATTTCCATAATTATTCTTCTCCTTCATTCTTTCCTGGATTATTTGCTCACTGAAACATCTGCAGATCCTTTTCCTGCATCTTCATCAGTGAAGGCGGTACCTCCACCTTGCTTATCTTGTTCTGTGACTTGACCAATACCTTGGAAGACATAAGATAATTCTTCTTCCGCATCATCTGGTAGTGTTAACCATCCACGTTGAGGTTCGCCTTTAATAGTAAAAGTTACATCACGGGTTGAATTATCATCCGGGTCGTTCTCGTTTTCATCTTCGGAAACAATTCCACGCATGTACCAAGCAAAATATTGACCTTGTGGATTGCGCCGCTTCCGGTATACAATCCATACTTCAATATCCTTATTCTTCAAGAGCGAAGTCATTAGATCATCCGATACCTTACTAATGTTATGCACAAACTCAATTTCTAAATCAGTTTCTAATGAAGAAGTAGTAGGAACCCCTCCCTGTTTAGTTTGTGTAGTATCTGTATCACGTTGTGGATCAAAGTCCAGTGATGTTTGGTAAGGGATAAGTTGTCCTCGTTCTTTAGTTGCATTTTCTAGCAAACGAACATAAGCAACTGTATCAATACCTTGTAAATATTGAATGTCGTTATTTGCCATTTATTTTCATCCTTTCTAAATTAAATTAAATTTCAAATTAACAATTGCATGATTTAATACTGTATCTGGGACACTAGTATCTTGAATAATTTGATAATCACTACCAGTCATTCGTCCACGATAGCGATAATCTAACGTTTTAAACGACAAAGAGGCAATCATTAACAACGAACTAGCCATCGTATCGACAACTAATCGCTGGTCTTGATTGCCCCAAACATTAACAGTGAGGTTTATTTTAGCACCAATGCTCGTTTTATTCGGGATTGGTACTAGGTTCATATTTTCAAGCGTCACAAAAGGATAATTCACATTTTCAGAAGCCATCGGTAAATGATCGTAAGTGTCATACCCTTTGTTTAGTGATTCTAGAAATACATAATCATACAATTCTTGTTGTGGAGATTTCATCATTGCATCAACCTTTTCAATTCGTTGATAAACATTTGTGACTGAACATCAAAAGCTGGTTTCAAAGTAGGCATGGCCGACATAAACCGAGTACCGTATTCCAGATAAGGGAAGTAATCAGTAGTTGGGCCAACTGAAACAGTCATTCCACCATCACTAAAGATAGGCTTAACTGATCGACGAGTCCGTCCAGTTGAATAACCATGAGTATAGGCAGCCTGCATATTAGATTGAGTACGACTAGACAATTGTGCGCCATGTTTCTTTACGATTTGGGGTACTTCAGTAAGGTCCATTTTTGCTTTTAATGCTGCAGTTAAATCATCTAGTCCTTCAAGATTAATTTTAGCTTTTCCCAATGTCTTCACCTACCAATATAGATACGTTCTTTAATGGGATGGTCGTTGTTCTCATTCGATACTTTGTAGAACCATCATCGATTGTTAAATACGCCCACTTTTTTTCAATCGGTTCTACTATCCGAATAATTTTAACTCCTTGGGTAATACTTCCGAGGAGCCGAACCGTCCGATCAGCACCAACATCGGTAACATTTCCCATCGTGCTAGCAACCAGCTTAGATCCACCATCCGTTTGGGAGGTTAGCGGATTATAGTGTTTACCCTCTTCTGTATAGAAGTTAATCTCATGATTGAACCGCACGGCTGTCACCTCGGTATGGATTAACAAATCGCACCTTCCCTAGCGATTTAACATTCTTCCCATTCTGTTCACGCCAAGCGTTAATATCAGCTTCAAAATCATCAAAGTCAGACGAATTAAAGGTGATTGACTGGCCCTCTTGGGAATAAGAGGCCATTCCTTCATTGGAGATACGATTATACCGTCGTACACAAACTTCTAGGGAGATAAAACCTAATTCGCTAGGAAATTGATCATCTTGTGCTAAGCCCAGCTTAAATCTTAACGCCTGTTCAGTATTCTTAATGATTAGCTTAAGCAATTCATCTTGTTTATCAGTTTTTAGTTGGAGCATTGTCTTTAGGTTTCCAAGCATTACAGATTGTTCCATCTTACTCACCTAACTTTGCTAATAAATCAGACTTATTGTCGGTAGAAGTATAGCTAATTCCATGCGTATCCATGTACTTCTTTATTTCGTCCACCGTGTTAGCGGACGTTGGTTTTACATCATTATCGCCCGCTTCTGAATTATCGGGCGGTGTTATTTTGACGGGGTAGCACTAATAGTTGCAACGACAATACCGTCGAGTCGTTCAGGGAATAATACACCAGATGTTAATGCTAAAGTTTCATACGAGGCATTCTCAGTAACTGGAGTATGAGCTACACCAATTAATCCTGTTTCATCAGTGGTTAAGTTAAATGCTTGAGTAAGGCTACCATTCATTGCTGCATAAGCATAATTTAAGTTCTGACTAGCAGTAGCAGCAACTGTCCCTTGATCGACAGCACCAGTTAAAATAATGGCGTTAAAACCAAGAAAATTTTGAAGATAGCTTAACCCGAAGGCAGATTGAGTAGTAACGGTTGTATCACCTAAATAATCGTAAAAATCTAATGGGTTAGCAAACAGTACTGATTGAACATCGTCATCTTCCCACTTGATAGCTAATTGGCCTAAAGCGCTTGATACTGCCTTCTTAAAGGTTGCACCAGTTGTCTTAGTAGTTCCTGTCTTTACAAAGTCGAAGAAATCCTTCTTAATATCACCTTGAATAGACCGAAGTAACTTACTGTCAGTATCATTTACAGCTGGACCAAAACCAGCAGCTTGAATACTTTCGGCAGTAGTTTGCTTGCGGTACTTCTTGTAAGCTAATTCCTTGGTCTCAGATAATTTCCGAGTTGCCTTGCTTAATGGAATGACCTCACCTTCAGCGACATTTCCATCTGCCTTAGTTACTTCCGACTTATAAATCTTAATTTGTGAACCTACTGCCATTGGTTGCATCCGAGTTACACTTAATGCTTGAAGCAAAGTACTAATTGAACCAGTAAATCGTTCTGTAAAATCGATAGATTGTGCAATTAAATCCTTTGATGTAGTAATATTTTCTGTTGCCATAAATTATTCCTCCTAATGTTGATATAGGCTTAAATTATCTGCAATGGCTTGTTGCCGTTTGATTGGATCCTTAATCTTGTTGATTTCATCCCTAGTCATTGTTGGCTTGCCATTTGTTCTTGGTGTAGAACCTTTGAGTAAGTCTTTCTTCGCTCCACTTTGGATTTGATTAGTGTATTTAATTAGCGCTTGAACATTTGCATAGGTTTGTTTTTCATCATCAACTACAACCATGTTCAGCACATCATCACTAACAGTTAGACCAGCTTCTTTAAAGACTTCATCCGTTTGTTTGATATTGTCGCGCCGAGCTATTTGAGCGCGGAGAGAAGCAATTTCTTTATCTTTCTCACTTTCTTTTGACATAGTTGCCTCTATATCTAATGAATCTTTATTTGTCTTGCCAGATTGAAGCTCCTTAATTTTCGCATTAGCCTTATCTAATTGGTCTTGGAGAGAATGCTTCTCATTTTGTTCCTTGCCAATACGTTTCTGAAGTTTCTTAACCAGTTTGTCACCATCTAATTTGTTATCTTCCTTTGGATCGGTACCTACTTCCTTAGGTTGCTCTTCATTAGTGTTAACAGTTTGATTTTCAACTTCAGTGTTCTTGTTATCGTCCATGTCGGGACCTCCTTTACTCGCATTTAATGTCATGGGAGACGTCTCGGGTTTTGTTTTACGTCCACTACACACGGAACGGACAATTTATTTAATTAAGAAAAAAGAGAACCCTCAACGTTAAAAGGTTCTCTTTAAAAAATAGTTTAATTGTGAAAATAAGCACCCAGAATTAATCTGAATGTTTAGAAACCTGGAAGCCAATCTTTGACTTCTTTAAGTACGTTATATGCTTTTTTCATCATCGAATTTTCAGCTAAATACTGTAACCCTTCAACGGTTATACTAGCATTACTAATTGCAATAACTAAGGTTCCGTTTAGAGTTCTTGTAATACTAACTCCATCAATATAACCATGATCTTTTAACATTTTTAAAGTATTTCCAAACTGTACTTTCGAAATATTAAATGTATCTGCATTCAAAATGTCTACATCAGGTGATTTACCATTTTCGTAACACCACTTTAAATAGCTCAATACTTTATAGGCTACTGTAAAAAAATCGTTATTACTCATAACTACCTCCGGATAATGATCTTTAATAAATAATATCTGATTGTACTTCCTTTGAAAATTTTGGCAATGGTTTACCTGTCTCAATTGCTTTATTAAGCATATTGATTCCCTTTTGAACATTATCAATATCTGGATTAACTGGATCAAAGTACGGGATAGTATCTTCTAGACTTCCCTTACCAAACTTGGTTTCATAATCATCGTGGGCTTTATTAAGTTGTTTTAGGTAAGTATTAAGTTTGCTCACAATAATCACCCTTTCAGTAATAATCCTAGAATCAAATTCAAATATTCTTTATCTTCACTAATTTTAACATACTCATCCTTACCATCTTTACTAATTGACTTCAATTGTCCTTTTCCAGGTTCAAATAATGATTCCAAGCCAACCGATAGTACCTCAGTTCCCTGGGTATATTCCTTTCCGATGTATGGATTGATGAAATTATCCTTTTTAGTAATTTCCCGTGGGCCATACGGGATATAACCATTATAAATGTCATAAAGGCGACTGACTTGTTCTCCTTTGGTCCGATCAGTAAGAAATTCTCTCTCAATCCGCTCAACATCTTTGCTATGGGTTTCAACAAAATGGCCCAACTCATGCCATGCTGTTGTAGCACGACCAGAAGAAAAAATTGTGTTGTACTTTCCTACTTTATCATCCTGGATATATTTAGGAATATCAGCTTGAGTTTTCAGCGTCGATGGAACTTTAACCCCACCGCGAGCATCTACGTAATGCCGAGTGTAGAACCCTCGCTGATTTTTACCAGCATACATGAATTCGCCTTGATTCAAGTAATTAACCCAATCGCTAGGATAATGGTTGAATGCTTCGTTTAGTGCTTTCTTTACACTCGCATTTGATCGTGGCATCCACTGGGATTTATCTACAGTGCCGCCTACTTTTCGATAATTTCCAATTACATCAGCAATCTTATCTTTCTCTCCCAGCATTTTATCAATATGATATTTTTCGTTTACCTTTCTTCCAATAAACTCTATATCATCTTTCTTTAATTTACTAAGATCTGTTTTCATAATCTTAGTAAATTTATCATTATCACCAGTGGAACTATTTTTCTTTGAGCCTTTTCCTAGATTATCCTTCCCATCTACCCAGTAGGCAGAAATAGAGCAACGACAATTCGGATGAATAGGAATTTGAGGAACTTCATCAATCGGGAAAACCCCGTAACCAAGATCATATTCATCATTATCAGCAATTCGTTGGCAAACACGACAAGCTCCAGGTTCAGCATACCATTTTACATATTTATAATCAGCAGCCTTGATACTATCAATTTGTGCTTGATATTGAACACGTGCCGTTTCAGTTCTTACTAATCTTTCGGCAACATATGCATGATTGTGAATTGTACTCTTAATCTGATTGCGCAACTGACGAGCCATTGCTTGATTGCTTTGACCAGTGATAAACCCAGTAGAAAGAACTACATCTAGCTGAGCTTTTAATGCGTCTTGATTAAGCCATAGGCGTTGACTCCAGTTTGCTCCAGCAGTTTGAGCCATGACAATCTTGGCAATGTTAGTATCTTCAATCAAAGCATTATTAAATTTAAGATTACGTCCAAGAATACCGCTTTGCCGTTTAACCTCATTGATATAGCTGTCGGTTAACTTCAATCGAGTGGCATTTTCGATATTCATGTTAGCTTCAATAAGATGCAATCCAACCTGGCTTTTAAGATACTCCAATCTATTAATTCGCATGGTTGCATTGTAGATCTTCATTCGCCGATTGACATCATCACTGAATGAACCATAAGTAACTTTCTTACCTTGCGCTCTCATTTGAGCAGCTTGCATAACTAACTTTTGAGCCTCAGCTTCATAATCAGCAATATCAGTCATGTCAACGGTAGAATAAGCATTACGAAGACCACCCACAGACTTAGCGAGAGATTGATACTGATGATCAATTTCTTTATTGATTTGTGAGATAGCCTGATTATAGTATCTTTCAATTAAACGATTAAAAGCTTCATCACTAGCAATATTTTTCTTTTGCCACTTTCGCTCTTCATCTTCTCGTTTCTTCCAGTAATCACTATTCGGCATCGCCATCTTCATCACCGTCCGGCTTATCTTGGTCTAATGCGGCAGGGCCATATTTAAGAGCTTGTTGCATATTCTCTTGTTTCTCTTTATTAATCCTCTTAATTTCTTCTTGAGGATCATTAACGAACGGCAAAATTGACAGCAATGTTTCTTGTGATACCATCCCTTGTAACTTCTGGGCTATGTCAGCATCATTTGAAATGTCATCTGGTAAATTCCTCTTGAAAGTAAAAACAAGCTCTCTCCAGTCCTCTGAATGTACTTCAGGAAGAACAGTTCCAACGCTAAAAACTATTCGGTACAAACGTCGTAATGCTTGCCTGAATTTACGCTCCTTATTAGCAGCCATGTTCCTCATTGGTAAGAGTTTATATTGAAGAGCAACACCAGAACTATTTCCGGCAAAGGCCTCATCGTTAAGATTAGCCACCATGCTTATCTGATAAATCATTGAGACTAAACGATCAATAATGTGTTCTTGCATGTTATCTCCATCAGGTTTGCTAATGAAGTCAACTGTTGCATTAGTAGCATCTGCATCTGGACTATAAATCATCTGGTTACCGATTAAATCCGCATCCGGTTTACCATCACCATCCTGATCTAGGTCTACTCCTAGGATTTTTAAATAAGCATTATCAAAATACTCAACCTGATTAGCTTTTTGCGATAATACCCGGTCTAACTCATCAATCAGCGTTTTAACATTATCAAAAACACCTTGTCTTTCTTCGTTACCGTAAAACTCAACGGCCGGTACTAAACCATAAGGATTAGTTGTCTCATCTACGAACTTACTACCTTCAAAAGAAATGGTCTTATCACTGTAGTAAACCATTCCGACTTGAATGCCATCAGTATTCTTCCAATAACGCACGAAGGCAAGTGGTTGTCGTGATACTGTATCATCGTAAATCATGAAAGAATCTATTGGAGATGAATAGGCAATCCGTGTTTGACTATCTTCATCTTGATAAACAAAAGCAAGTGACCGTCCGAAGATGTCCGCTTGCTTACTAATCTCACTTAATTTATCTTGTAATGAATTCTCATCGTTCCATTCTTGTAATAAGGTGTTAGTTTCTTTATCATCCAGTGTTACTTTAGGCGGAATACCCGTAAAGAAACCGTTATATGTATCAACAATATAGTGGGGTAGATTGGCTACCAGCTTATTGTCTGGTCCAAACTGTCGAGGTTGCTTATTTAGAATGTCGTGATTACCCTTGTACATTTTAAGGTTATGCCTATACTCATCTGCTAAATTCTTATTTTTACCAATAAACTTTAACAAGTCGGGCATTGTTAATTCTTTATCCTTAGGATAGATAAACACATTACCTTCAACTACCTGTCCTTTTATCTCTACCATTCAATCACCACCTAAATATAAATATTTTTAATTACAGTTGCCTTTGGACTAGCCATTCCGTTATATTCAGAACTTCCATATCTCAAACTATCAATGCAGTGGTTGTAAGCATCAACAGGTTCATTGATATATTCGCCAGTCTTTCGGTCTTTCTTGTATGTATAGTTTTCTAATTCTTCAATTGTTTTGACACAACGATCATCAACAATCCATTCAAATTGCTGTAAGAATTGAATACCTTGAATAATTGAGTCCGGTCCTTTCTTCGCTGATCGAATACGGTAGATCCCATCGCGCTTTAATTCAGCAATTGACTTTGGTTCTGCAGCATCAGCTGTAATAACTTCTTTGGTATAACCCATTTCTTTAATTACATTGGCTATTTCATTATTGAGCATTCCTTTTTTGACATATTCTTCAAGAACATAGAAACGTTTATTTTTCATATCAATCTTGGAATGAGTAAAAGCGGAAGGATCATTGCTGTAACCAAAGTCTAAGCCAAACAAATCAGGTAAATCACGGAGCTGTGGTTCTTCCGGATATAATCGTCGCTTAGTAAAGGTAGGAAAGACCAGCTTATCCAATGTAGCAAACTCGCCTAACGTATAGATCTTGTAGTATGCCGGGTTGGTTTGTTTTAAGTTCTCAATCGTTGCAATGTTATCAGCGTCCAAGAAGTGATTGTCCTTGTAAGTTGATTGATGAATTGATACTCGTTCCGGATTAACTTTTACTTTCGGATCAAACCATTGCTTGTAGGTCCAGTTCAACTTACTAACCGGATTAAACATGCAGAATAATTGTCGTTTCTTATGCTTAGGTTCACGTAGACGAAGAGTGAGTTGCGTAAAATCATCTTGATTAAACTCAGATGCTTCCTCCATCACCACATCAGACAATCCTTTAATCGATTTAATCTTTTCCGGATCATCCATCCCCTTAAATAGAAAAACCGCACCATTCGGCAAATGAATAGTACGGTTTGATTTATTAACTCTACACAGAGGTAGGAGCTGCCAGTTAGATAGACAATCAATCACATCGGCAAAGATTGATTCTTGAATTGTTCGATCAACTTTCCGAAGCCATAGCACTTTGCGGGGATGCTTCCAGTGTTGGAGTGATTTAAGTACAACTTTCTGCACCACTCCATGCGATTTACCAGAACTTGCTCCGCCGTACCAAACTTCGACAAAATGTGAATAATCAAAAAGGTTATCGTAAATCTGTTTATTAAAAACATTAGCAGGCTTAGGAAAATTAAGATTAATCTTCGTCATCATAATCCCCCATTCCGACATCAATCTGAACATCACCTGAAATAACTTTTCTATCAGTCCAAGCCCCATTACGTTTACCAATTAATTCAGCAGCTTTGATACGATCCTTAGCTGACACCTCAACGTCTTCATAAATACCCTTAGCAGTAGCAACTGATTCCGTTTGCTCACCACGCATAACCGATGTAAGGTATTCCATCACTTCGGTCATATCAGCTGTTTTTTCGGACTTAATTTCTTCATTCCGTTTTTCGATAGCAGCTTTAATATTAGGTTTTCTTAGGTTTTCGGTTGCTGTCACTGCAGCTGTCTTCTTAGAATATCCAGCTTTAATCGCCGCCTGAGTAGCATTACCCGAAATAATGTACTCATCGACAAATCGTTGTTGCTTCTGTGTTAATTTTTGAGTAATACTACTCACCTCCCGAAAATAATTTGTATTACTTAGTTTTTAATTTTACTTACTATACACCGAATCACTTCTATATAGTTTTTCAATCTTAATGGATATAGTATTATCCATTCATCGTCTTTTTTTATAAATCTAAATCTGTACACAGCATTAGAGTAAATATCACGAATCTTGAATTGTTTCCAAATCAAATTGTCTAAAGCTTCAATTTCCATAGATCTAGTTTTTCTTTTTGCATTTCCACCTGCTATGTATAATGTATTTTCATTAATGCCAAAAACCGGTTTAAGTATCTTGTGATGATTTTGAGGGACCATTGCTACAGGATAGTCATTATCATTTTCTATCAAAACGACAATGTGCTCTTTTACTCCTTTAAAAACAACCCCGTCTGGCATTTTTTTATCTTTCTCTTCTGGAAAATAAGCTGATTTTATTACTAAAAAAGGTTTTGGTTTCCTATTGGCAAGGTAGAGTGAGACAAATACAGCCGCAAGAGTTGCAATGGCACTCAACCAATCAGCTAAGTTTCCTAAATTATAAGTAACGTTTATATGATGTATAGTTTCTAAAACAATCATTTCAAATCACCCCAGAATATAATACAAAAGCCTAGCCACAATAGCTAGACTTCTTTTGGGGAGATTATTTATATGAATATCGAATCATTCGACAATATCATTATCACATTTTTATCAAGGATTGCTCATTCAACAATTGCCCATCAATTTATCATTCCTCATCTGGATAAACATGTAAGTCATCTATTTCAGTGTGAATACCATGCTTAACTAATTGAAATTCAAAACGATCAGCAAATTCACACAACGCTTTCTCCTGTTTTCGACTATATGTTGATGAACTAATACTTAATTCCCTAGCAATGTTGTACGTCAACATCTGATCTGAGTAGCGACTTAACAATATCCGTTGCGATTCCTTTGTCATGTTACGCATTGCACAGCCCACACAATCTACTACTTCTTCTGCTAGCCAAATGTTTAGCATTCGACTTTCACTCCCGTTACCATGACTAGGTGCTTTAGGCATTCCGTCCATTCCAGGTGACTTCAAATCAAATCGTTGTTTCCCAGATAAAGCTAGATAGCGATCCAGCTTCTTTTCAAGAAACTCAGTAACCTTCCGTGCAGTTTTCAAACAATCTATATCTAAGTTCAAATCTGTTTGCATGATGTACCCCCGCTATCTGCTATAATAATTAAGGTTAATATTTTTTGAGTAAGGACACATCAAGCACGGTGGGTCCTTTTTATTATGGATTTTTCTTACCAAGAAGGAACCCAAACACGAAAACAGTAATTAATAATATTGAAAGTAACATTAATTTAACCTCCGTCGACACTTAGGACAGTAATTAAAGTATTCCCCACTAACTTCAATGGGCACTTCGCTTTTAACTGACCCCACTGCGCCAGTATTTTTAACTGATTTAGTCACCATGATTGCCTTAAACGGAGCATGGCAATATTCACAATTTTCTTGTATAGAATTTTCAACAAACGAGTGGCCTTTAAATACCACTGTTTGGGCATTAATTTTAATACTCATGATAGTTCCTCCGATTTAGCTTCAACGGGAACAGTAAAGAATGGATTACCACTCAATTTCCTAATCGTTAAAGTTTGATTTAATACATTATGCCCAACGACATAATATTTCTGATTGTTATAAGTTACTGGCACATTATTTTCTTCGTGTTTTAATGCTTCTTCAAATATCATCTTAAATTATCCCCCCGTTTGAAATTATTAATGCAATTACTAATATAGTCATACAAATTAACCAAGCTATTGTTAAGATATCCATCATTTTGCTAAATGTAATTTTGAACTTTGGCTTAGTTGCTTTTGGTTTATCGTTCTTAAATTTTTTTACATCTGGATAGTCCCTCTTCTCTCCTAATTCAAAATAAAGCTGCTCCATCTCAATCTCATAATCACTCATTGGAGTAACCGGTATTTTAATAATCTTTGCTGTTGCATTTTTCATATGCAAATCAGATCCAAAAGCATCCCATGCTGCTTGATAAAATTCTTTTTTACCATCGGCTACCACTTCATAAACAAATGGCTCAACCGGATAAGCATCTGCACTCCATTCACCCCAGGTCACTTTCATTAGTCACGCTCCTAACGCCAAATTTTGTAAAGCATCTCAAGTGTCATCAGAAAAAGAAAAATCCATATCCAGACTTTACTTCCCGTAACTATTGATAAGACGACTGAAACAATTAATAACAGTAAAAAGGAAGTCATAATAATTTTGTCACTTAATCTCATCCAAGCATCACCTCATCAATGTAGTTATTAAGATTGATTAATTTTGTTGTTAGGTCATACATTGTCACAGTTGGCCTGATACCATCATCACGAATGCTGTAATAATCAAGAATAATTTTCTTAGCATTATCAGCATTCTTAGCAACAACAAAGTGGCTAATATCTGTGCCAAATACAGCTACAACGATTACTTCATAAATGTGCATTAGTCGCACCTCTCATAAGTCTTGTGGAATATATCATTAGCGATTACCCAGTGCTCACCGTCAATACCAGTAGCGATCCAATCATTCTCGTACAATTCCATAGTTCCTTCTTTGGTTGGCAAAAACCATCTAGGGCAATGTAATGGAACGCTTGTTACATTAGTCATATCTACGACTGAATACTTTTTTACCATTCCATCAGAACCATTAAACTGTTCAGCCTCAATTAGGGCTGTCTTTCTGTATGTGTGTAGCATTAGTCGTCCTCCTCATTATCAGGAAGATAACTTCCACATAGCTCAATTAAGTTAGCGAACATCTTTGAATTAGGCTTATCTACGTAACCAACTTCTAATTTAATTGCAGGGGTCCCATCAACTTCAATCATAGATAGCACAAGTTCACCATCATATTTAACTATGACATCACCGGCAGATTGTTGCTGTAATTGCACAAAGTCACCATTTAATTCGGCCTTTGTATTGTCTTTTGTAATAATTTCACAGCTTAAATGTGAATCTAATTTAGTAAGTTTCTCTTGTAATTCATTTTTTAACATTAAATATCACCATCATTAAGAATTTGCCCAGAAGCCAGTGCTAAAGCTTCATCAGCTAATTGGTGAAGCTCCATGATGCACCCACCATCAAATGCACACGGATCTGATTCGTCATAGTAAACTTCGTCTAGTTCAGCCTGCTTCTTACGTAATTCAGCAAGTTTTTCTTTATACTCTTTACTGATCATTATTCTTCCTCCATCCTGTGAGTTTCCCAGTCATAACTAACCATTGTTTCAACCTTGAATTCTTTACCGCAGTCTTCACAGGTGATTTCGTGTTCACCATCTTCATACAATTCTGGATAATCAATTAAATCTGCCTCATCGATTGCAGCCCCGCAATAAGGACAAACTACATAATCACCACTGAAAGTATCTGGTTCTCCTTCTTCTATACTTTCCCGAATCTTTTCTAAGTTGTGAAGTTTAAAACATTTATTACAATATCCGCCATTCGTCCAAGCGAGTTTGTCATACTTTCCACAAATCTTGCAGTGATGGTCTTTATAATCAAGTGTCATCAATCTTCCTCCTCGTTCAGTGGTCGTCCGCACATTAGACACCAATTAATCTTTTTAGACTCAATTGTTTCTTCTTCAACGACTAGCTTTTCACCTTCAATATGAACAACTTGACCCAGCACGCTCCCTAAACCGCCATAGTGTAAAGTATTAATTATGTCTTCCCTACCGTGACAGTACGGACAATTCTTTTGTTTTTCAGTTAAACCCATAACCAACCAATCCTTCCTCAATAATTTTTACTGCATCTCCAGCAGACCTAGCGATTCCATGAATAATTTCTCGTTTAGTTAGCATTTTATGGAATCTAATTTGATCCGCTCTCGGCTTGCCTTTTTCATTCTTCACTTCAATGTAAAACACTTGATGATCTGACCAACGAAATCCGTATAAGTCCGGGTGGCCACTTGGTACACCAGCTGAGAAAAATCTTCCGTCCGGTGTCTTGACTGAACCAACATTTACTCGGAACACTGTGCATTGGTGCTTTGACAAGGCAACCCGAATATCGTTTTGAATTTTATGTTCACTCGTCATCTTCAAACTCCATAATACTTTCGACTGCGGTAACTGGAATAATGACACGATGAGGAATTGTTTGTAAATTCCGCATTGCTAATCCATAGATATATAATCCAGTTGTTCCGTTTAGCTTAAATTTTCTGAGAATATCATCAATACCGCCCTCAGCTTCATAGAAATTTCCATTAATTGTAAAAACTTTTGTGTGCACTGTTTTTCCTCCTAAGGTTGTCACTAAGTTGCAACTAGTGTAACCAGCTTTAGCCTTACTCTCTCAAGGGATCTAGTTATGGTTGCGAGGTTGCGACTTGCTTTCAACTTTTTATAGCGCATATATAT